ATTATTTGATAATATTAAAGAGGAGATGAAAGGTTTAAAGGATAAAATCGAGAATGAAAAAAGAACCTTTAATGATTCAGAATCAACAAAAGGATGTCCTCCTGATTTTTTTATTAATAATGAAAAGGTGTTAGAAACGGTTCGTAAATATTTGTCTCCAAAAGAAAACGAAAAGAACTTGTTTGGCGAGGTTTTTACGCCGTTAGAAATGGTTTGTGAAATGTTGAGTAAATTGCCAGCAAATGTTTGGAAGAATCCTAGCCTAACATGGTTAGACCCTTCAAATGGTATTGCTAATTTTCCAATTATTGTGTATTACAAGTTAATGGATTCTTTAAAAAATGTTCCCGGTATAGAGAATGAAAAAAAGAGAAGCAAACATATAATTGAAAAAATGATTTATATGAATGAATTGAATCCAGTTAATGTTGCGTTAACAAAAAAGATATTTAAGATGATTGACCAACATGCCAAACCCAATATTTCCAAAGGGGATTTTATAAAAAATTATGAGAAGTTGGTTCCCGAGGATAGAGAAAAATTTGATATAATTATAGGAAATCCACCTTACAATGAATCTAGAATAAAAGAGACATCAGATTCGCCGTTGTATTCAAAATTTATTGAAATTTCACTAAAAATAACAGATAAATTATTATTTATAGTGCCAAGCAGATGGTTTATCGGTGGAAAGGGACTAAATAAATTTAGGGAGTCAATGTTGAAAAGAGAAGATATCGTATTAATAAATCATATTGAAAATTCCAAGAAAATATGGCCAACCGTTGGAATTGCTGGCGGTGTCAATTATTTTTTAATAGATAAGGATTATAAAGGATTAACACATTTTATAGATGAGGAAACCGGCAGAGAGACAAATATTAAATTAGACAAATTTGATATATTGGTTCCAAATGTTAGTGCGTATCCAATAATAAATAAAATAATAGACGAACCAAAATTGAGTGAATTGTATTTATCTACTGGCCATTTTGGTATTACTTCCAATTCGGAGCATTTCCAAGATTCACCTGGAGCAGACACATTAAAATGTTATGTTTCTAAGTCAAAAGGTTCGGTCAAATATGTAGATAAAAAATATGTAAAACAAGAATATAAGTTTTGGAAGGTATTTACTCCTCAGGGGGCGCAAAGGAACAAAGATGGGTTTGGAGTATTTATAGTAGGAAAACCTAGTGAAATTGCCTCACAAACATATTTTTCATTTAAGGTTAAATCCGAAGCGGAGGCAGAATGCCTTAAAAGTTATTTAGAGACCAAATTTGCGAATTACATGCTTTCATTAAGAAAAATAGACCAGCATATCAGTGAAAATACTTTATTATGGGTGCCTTTGCCTCCATTAGATAGAGGGAAACCTTGGTCAGATGAGTCTATTTACAAATTTTATGATTTGAGTGATTCAGATATACGAATAATAGAGAAAGATATAACAAGACAAGCAAACACAAAAACGAGAAAGAATATGGACGAATCTGCTGAAAAATTAAATAAAAGTATAAAAACAAAAGCAAAACGAGAGAAACGAATAGGACAAGCCAAAAGTAAGAGGGCGATGAAACCGAAAAAACTAGGAGGAAATAAGTTAACGAGAAAAGTATTGTCATTTTTCTCTCATTAGTTCTATTCTAAGACATAAAAATGGATACAAAATAAAATAACATCTTTTATTTTGTATATTATAATTGGTTTCTTTGAAACACAATTATTTATTGTTCATCATTATTTTCCAATTATTTTTCTCTCCTTGAAATGAAACAATGAGAGAAAAAGCATTTGAATTAGTCATTTGGTTCATAATCCTTTGGTTACCTATTCCTTTGTTACTTCTCCGTTAATAAAGTTATGTAATAATACATCCTTATTTGTATTTGTTACTTCTCCTGCTAACATAGATGCTTCAAATGTTTTTCGTAAAATATCATTAGGAGCAGTGCTGCCTACTTTGATAATTCCGTGCTGTCTTAAATACTTGCGAACATCTGAAATACTTGTCTTTTTTAGTTCCTTTTGCGCATCAAGTATATTTTTACGCGTCTTTTTATCTTTTAATAATACCGAAACACGTCTTAGCTTATCAGATTTACCTAGAGTAAATTTACGACGTATTGTTTTTTTTAGAAGTTGTTTTGGTTCATTCAAAGCATCTTTCTCTCTTTTCTCCTTAAGTATGTCTGGAATATTAACGGTTGTATTTTCAATATCTCCTATTTCAGGTAGTTTGTCTTGTTCTGTATCATTTGATATCATTGATTCTAATGTTTTAATATTAGCAGTAACCGTTGCGGCTCCTGGTATAGCATTGATTTCATTTTCTTGAATTCGTTTCAATTTGTTTTTAATTTGCTCTAATCGTTGTTCTCTTGTTAAGGCAGCTTGTGGAGCTACAGTAGAATTTATTAAAGAAGCAGTTGGAGCTACAGTAGAATTTATCAAAGAAGCAGTTGGAGCTACAGTAGAATTTGTAACAGGTGGTTTTTTAGGAGGTGTTGGAGGGCGAATATTTGATAGTTCTGGGTGCTCATAATTTTTCATAGTTTGATTCCAGCTACGATATGTAGGTTTAGAGCCATTTTTTAAACACCCATATGGAACATCGTTATCTGTTTTGTAACGAAGATTCATAGCACTCACATTTGAAATAGGTATTATAGTTGAACTTGGAATATGATTTATACTTGAAAATCCCTCTTGAAGTTCAGCTGGTAATTCCAGCGATATATTTGTTAAAGTGCTTGAATTTGATAATGACGGATATTGTTTCAAGGTTCTATTATTCATTTTAGCCTGGTATTTGGCCCTTTCCACATCCTTCTTTTGTTTTTTTGTTATATCAGATAAATAATTAATAGCTCCGCTAAATTCATCAGATAAACTATTTTCTACAGTTTCAGAATTTATTTTATCACTCAATGATAATTCATTTAATTCCCTTGTTTTGTGGTCTTTTATTCGTTTTAATAATTTATTTTTTAAATTATTTGGGCTTATAATTGAGACAGCTGGTAACTCTTTTCTCTCCCTTGCTTTTCTAGTTTTACTTCCTGATAATTTAAAAAGCTCAGGATTTATTTGAATTGTTTTTTTTGTATTAGACATATGTATTATACAAAAAAAACAATTTTATAAAAGAAACACAGAATAAACATATTACATATACATATACGAAATCATTTTTTTAATATTTTCCTCTTCATTTTTGCTCTTTGTGTTGTTATTGTTTAAATATATTTCTAGTCCTTTGTTAATATCATCTAGTGTAAGTTTTTTCTTGGCAGAAGGCTCTAAACAAAACACTCTTCTGCTATGTGCTATTTTTGTTTTCGCAAATAATGTTTCAATGTCTCTTCCGTAAAATTTAAATGACGACTTATTTTTTTCAAACCATTTTACATCAATTAAGTTATCACTAGAAAGTGACCAACCATTGTCGTTTATTTTTTTTATAAATATATCATGTAAATCAGTGGCATTGTATTCATCAATTTTAAAGCGCCATGTAAAACGTGAATTTAAACCTTGATTATAATTAAAAAAACATTCGTTTAAATCGGATTCATAACCAGCAATAATAACCATTAAGTTATCCTTATGGTCGCTCAATGCTTCACACAATGTATCTATACATTCTTTTGAAAAAGAATCCTTTTTTTCATTATTTCCTAGAGCATATGCTTCATCAATAAATAATACACCTCCTAAACTATCTTTAATTACGTCTCTAGTTTTTATAGCAGTCTGTCCTAAATATCCAGCAATTAAATCACTTCTGGTAACCTTTTTAAATGTCCCTTTTGTTAAAATGCCCATTTTTGAGAAGATAGAACCCATTATTTTTGCTATTTCTGTTTTTCCAGTTCCAGGTGAACCATAAATAACTGTATGTAGAAAATCATTTGATACAATCTTTTTATTATTTTCCAAATCTTGTTTTGTCTTAGTTTCTATTAAATGTAAGTCTTGTATATAAAATATAATTTGGTCTACTATGTTTTCCTTTATATTTTTAATTCCAATCATACTGTTTAACTCAATTAAGGGTTCTTTTATTTTATGGAGACAGTGAATATTAATATTATATTCAATTTCTTTATCATCTGGATAAAGCTCAATCATCTTTAATAAATCACCAATATTATTGATATTTTGATTAATTGTTACCTTTTCTCTGATTTTTACTCTTTCTTCGATTTTTACAGGAGGTTCAAAATCCTTACTACTTTTATAAATAGTTTGTAAGTTAATTGACAGATTTTTCTTAAAAATACCAACATAATCTTCTTTTACCTCTTGATATCTATTAGGGTCTATTATTTCATGTTCTTCAGGTTTTTTAAAATTTATAAAAATAGGCTCTGATTTTTGTTTTGAATCAAGTTCAAATAAAAATTTATTATAATTATTAACATCTGTTGATGATTTAAAAATTTGTTTTTTCTTGTATTTATTGATTTGATTACTAATAGGCATATTTTTTATTTTGTATTAACTAATAATGTCGAGTAATATTTATATTATTTGTATATCATTATATTTATCACGAATAGACAACAATAATATAATATTATAATGAAACAATTTAAAAATAAATTGAAATATAAAATAACTGTTAATATGAATCAAGAAGTATATAAAAGCAGACAAATTCAAAGTCAACCAATTAATAAAATGTCTATGTCAATCGAAAAGCAAATTAAACAGACTGATTTCAATATTGCTGAAGAGCCATATATTGAAACACCTTGGTCTATTATTGATTCATATTTTAAAGATAAGCACTTAGAAAGGTTAGTAAGACATCAATTAGAATCGTATAATAATTTTGTCGGTTTCCAAATTATTAAAACGATTGAAATGTTTAATCCAGTTCACATCAAATCTGAAAATGATTTTGATAAAGAATCTGGAAAATACGCATTAGAAATATTTATAACATTCGAAAATTTTAACATTTATCGTCCACAGATTCACGAAAATAATGGAGCTATAAAATTAATGTTTCCTCAAGAAGCAAGACTCCGAAATTTTACATATGCGTCTGGAATGACAATTGATATTAATATAAAATATGTTGTTAGAAACGGTGAAAATTTAGCAAATACAAGCATATTTCATAAAACATTATCAAAAATTCATATCGGAAAATTACCAATTATGTTAAAATCTAATATTTGCGTTTTAAGTCAATACAAACACATCGATATTCAACATACAGGTGAATGTAGACATGATGCTGGTGGTTATTTTATAATTAACGGTTCCGAAAAAACTGTATTAGGACAAGAACGTGCCGCAGAAAATCGTATATATTGTTATAATATATCAAAAAATAGCACAAAATATACGTGGTCTGCTGAAATAAAATCAGTCCCAGATTTTAAATGTATTTCACCGAAACAAATTAATTTAATGATGTGTACAAAAAATAATGGATTTGGACAACCTATTGTAGTTCAAATACCACGAGTGAAACAACCAATTCCATTGTTTATTGTATTTCGCGCATTAGGTGTCATATCCGATAAAGACATTTGTGATTATATTTTACTAGATATCGATTTTGATAAAAATTCCATCATTTTAGAAAATTTACAAGCATCAATTATTGAAGCGAATAAACATCTTACTATGGAAGATGCTATCAAATATATTACTAGTTATGTGATTTATACGCCAATTAATATGGATAAAGAAACTGGAACAAAAAAGAAACACGAATTTACATTGGAAGTTCTTAATAACGATTTGTTTCCACATTGTCAAACACGTCAACAAAAAATTTATTTCCTAGGACACATGGCGAATAAATTATCCAGAGCTAATTTTGAATGGATTAAAGCCGACGACCGTGATTCGTATTTGAACAAACGCATTGACTTAACTGGAGTATCACTTAACAACCTGTTTCGTAATTATTTCAATAAGTTAGTTAAAGATATGGAGAAACAAGTTATCAAGGAAATTAATACAGGTAGTTGGCGCTCTACTGAAGATTATACTAGTATTATAAATTTAACAAACATTTATAAAATTGTGAAATCAACTACTATTGAAAATGGGTTTAAACGTGCTTTAGCTACAGGTGATTTTGGTATTAAACATACAAATTCAAATAAAGTCGGTGTAGCTCAAGTGTTAAATAGATTAACATATGTTTCTAGTTTAAGCCACCTACGTAGAATTTCTACGCCAACGGATAAAAGTGGTAAATTAGTTCCTCCACGTAAGTTACATAATACTTCCTGGGGGTTTTTATGTCCTGCTGAAACTCCTGAAGGTGCTTCTGTTGGTATTGTTAAAAATATAAGTTATATGTCCCACGTAACTATTCAATCCAACAGCATGTCCGTTTATGATTATGTTACTCCATATATTATAAATATTGATACATTGACACCTATAGAATTATTTAATAAAACCAAGGTATTTGTAAATGGGGCGTGGATAGGTATTACTGAAGACCCAAAACAGTTGTATACAATGCTTAAAAATATGAAATACAAGGGTATTATTAATATTTACACATCTATTGTTTTCGATTACAGAGACAATGAGATACGCGTATGTAATGATGGAGGCCGTATTACTCGCCCTTTGCTTCGTGTAAAAAACAATAATATTTTGCTAACAAAACAAATTATCAATGATTTAAAAAATAATGTTATAACCTGGGATGACCTTTTTACAGATTGTAAAATAGGCGAATCCGTTTTAGAATACATTGACCCAGAAGAACAAAATTACAGTATGATTGCTACGAAGCCAAGAGATTTATTAGGCGACCCCTTATCAGATAATATGTATATGTATACGCATTGTGAAATACATCCTAGCACAATGTTTGGAGTAATTGCTTCGTGTATTCCATTTCCTGAACATAATCAATCACCTCGTAATTCGTATCAATGTGCTCAACAAAAACAAGCAATGGGAGTATATGCTACAAACTACAATGAGCGAATGGACAAAACAGCATATGTTCAGACATATCCTACTAGACCATTAGTAGATACACGTATTATGAGTTTGATAAAATTAGATAAAATTCCTTCAGGGTGTAATATTAATGTTGCTATTATGACACATACTGGATATAATCAGGAAGATTCCGTATTAATAAATAAAGGTTCAATCGATAGAGGATTATTTCAAACAACTATTTATCATACAGAAAAAGATGAAGACAAACAGAAGATAAATGGAGATGAAGAGATTCGTTGTAAACCAGACAAAACAAAAACGAAAGGAATGAAGTTCGCAAATTATTCAAAAGTGAACTCGAAAGGAGTAATTCCTGAAAACACTATTGTTGAAAATCGTGACGTAATTATAGCAAAGGTGACGCCAATTAAGGAAAATAGAAACGACCATACAAAGGTTATTAAATATGAAGACCAAAGTAAAATATACAAAACAGTGGAGGAGACGTATATTGACAAAAACTATATTGATAGAAATGGAGACGGGTATAGTTTTGCTAAGGTGAGATTAAGAGCATTAAGAAAACCAGTTATTGGTGATAAATTTAGCTCGAGGCACGGGCAAAAAGGGACTGTAGGCAATATTATTCCTGAAGAAGACATGCCATTCACTCGAAATGGAACAAGACCAGACATTATTATTAATCCACACGCTATTCCATCCCGTATGACAATTGGACAACTAAAGGAAACACTTTTAGGAAAGGTATTAGTTGAGCTCGGATTATTTGGCGACGGCACTAGTTTCGGTGAGTTAAATGTTAGTAGTATTTCCGAGAAACTATTAGAATTAGGTTATGAAGCTCACGGCAATGAAATGATGTATAATGGATTAACTGGACAACAAATTGAATGTAATGTATTTATGGGACCTGTGTTTTATCAACGTCTTAAACATATGGTTAATGATAAACAACATAGTCGTTCTATTGGTCCTATGGTTAATTTAACTAGACAACCTGCTGAAGGTCGCAGCAGAGATGGTGGATTAAGATTTGGTGAGATGGAAAAAGATGCTATGGTTTCTCACGGTGCTGCTAAATTCACCAGAGGAAGAATGTATGATGCTTCTGACAAATATTCAGTTCACGTTTGTAAAAACTGTGGTCTAGTTGCGGCATATAATAATGAAAGCAATATACATCATTGTAGAACTTGTGACAACAGAACAGACTTTTCGTATGTTGAGATTCCGTATGCGTGTAAGCTATTGTTCCAAGAATTAACTACAATGAATGTGGTTCCGAGATTAATTACAGAAAAATAAAACAAATAAAATAAAATAAAATAAAATAAAATAAAATAAAATAAAATAAAACGAATTAAATAAAATAAAACAAATAAAAATATATAATATTTAGCAATTTATTATATTTTTTTATCAAATACATAAACAATACATAAAAATGAATATAAAAATAGTTTAACAAATAAATTAATGTTGACGGAACGAGAGAAATATAGAGGCACCCATTATATTCTTAAAAAGTGCGAATTAGAGTATTCTGAAACCGCCAAAACAATTATATGTATCACTGGTATTGGAGGTTTTACAAAAATATTCGACTCATTATCTGATAATATTATTAAAAATGGTTATAATGTATTATTATATGATTTAATTGGACGCGGTTATTCTGATTATCCTAGTAACAATATTTTTAACGCAGAGAGCCATATTCAGCAATTAAGAGACTTAATTATATTTTTAGGTATTAATCATGACAAATATATACTATTAGGTCATTCAATGGGTGGCTGTTTAGCAACATTATATGCGAATGAGTATCATGAAGAAATCGCATCACTAATATTATTAGCACCAGTAGGTCTATTACATAACAATGTTTTAGAAATGATAAAAAGTAGTCCTGTATGGTTACAAGCAATAATAAAATATCCAGCTATATTTTTACAAGAATTATCTTGGATTCAATGTTTTGTTGATTCAAATACAGATGTAGCAGATGAAATTATTAAATCTTTAAAAGAAATAAATAATAAAAACCCTAAAATATTTGATGCCTTATGGGAATGTTTATTACAGTTTCCATTACATAATAATGAATCTCAAGTGAAACAATTGGCAACAAAAAATATACATACACTTTTACTCTGGGGGGAAATGGATAACATTGTTCATTTTGACCCTAATTTTATTTTGTGGAAGACTATATTGGAAACAGAAAACCAGAGAACAAATGTGAAAACAGTAACTTATCCAGATTTAGGACATGACTTTTTTATAGAAGACCCTGAAACAGTTGCCGCTGATGTATATGATTTTTTACATCATGGTTGGGTTATATTACAAAATGAATCGACCGATACTGATTCATAGTTATAAATACAAATATAAATACAATTATTATTATAACTTGTTAGAGTTTTAGAAAATATTATTATTTTTTATTGTTGTATAATATAAATGTCTAACAGTATTGGAACAGGATTTTCACCATCGGCAACAGGTAAATCCGGATGGTCAACTGGTGGATTTGCATATGGCCCTGGATTAAGCACAAATATATATATATCAAATAACCCTGGATTAGATAGACCTAGTCTTGGAGGAGGTTTAAGAGGCATTATGCCTCAGTCTGTAGTGGACCATGATAATTCTCACGAGTTCGCAAAAACTAGATTGTATTTAAGAGATGCGTGGAATACAAGTAGCTACTCTGGAAGTGCTAATCCTAAACGCATGGTCGGCCCATTTAGAGCAGTTAACAATGCAGGAGATATTCTTAGCAGATTAAATTATTCTTGTGGCGGAACTTGCCAAAGTTTTCAGAGCAGACCTGGATTGGCTGGATTAAGACAACGTTTTGGAAGTATTTCTAATGCGTGTAATTCTTCTGTGACATATAGTCCTAATCAATTGAATCCTGCTGTTCCAGCATCGGCATGTAACGGCAAATTCGTTTATGATGGTTCTGACTACACAAATTTCAAGAAGAAGCAAGCTATTAACAAGACATACAATGACAGGTCTTTTGGCGGTGATAATTATGCGGCTGCCCAGTCTGCGATTAGAGCTATTAAGAGATATTAAACTTTCCACTTTTCTTAAAAGTGGAACAAAATAATATAAAATAATATAAAATAATACAAATATTGTTGTTTTTATTATTTTATTACAATCCTGGATTGTATCCATTTATTTATTTTCAGTTGGTATAATAAATGGATACAAATTTAAAACGTTATTTATTATTTTTGATAGGATGTATAGGAACTAGGTCGCTGTTTGTATACATTGCTAAAAATGCGAACATCAAATGGTTAAAATATATGGGCTATTTAGCGCTACTTCCTGCTATCGGCTTCACATACATCTTTTTAACAGGTTCAAGACAAACAGGTGCTGAGGTTTTCGGGGATAAAATTTGGTGGAACAATTTGAGACCTATTCATGCGTTGTTATACTTTTTATTTGCTTATAATGCCATAATAGGCAATACAAATGCTTGGATATATTTATTAATTGATGTTATATTCGGGTTGACAAGTTTTTTAATATTTCATTTGTTTTTGAAGGAACATTAAGTAGACGGAAAAGTATTATTA